TAAAAAAGTGCGGTCATTTTTTTATGTTTTTTTAAGGAGTAAAGCACAAAATGAAATTATGTCGTTGCCCCGTATGTCATAGCGACATACATTTAGACCAACTGTTAGAGGATGATGCAGGGCGTGAAATTTTAACCATTTTAACCCAGTTAAAAGGCAATAATGCACGAGCTATTGTGAGTTATATTGCCCTGTTTCGCCCCGAAAAATCCGCCCTCTCTAACAGCCGAGCATTAAAATTAATGCAAGAGGTGTTAGAGCTTTACACCCCAAGCCCACTGCTTGCCCACGCCCTAAGAGAAACGGCAAACAGCGTGATGAAAAAACGCAGAGACAAGCAAAATACCGCCCCTTTGAGTAATCATAATTACTTAAAACAAGTCTATGAAAGTGCTAAACCACTGTTTACCGTAGTGCGAAATGAGCAAAACGAAGAAGAAATACAAAGCCAAGCCCAGCAAGTCAAAGCGCAAGAAGATAAACGTATTGATGATATTCAGTATGTAGATCGCTTTGTGCGCATGGGACGGACAGATATAGTGCAGGACACGCCTGAATATCAAGTATGGTTGCAATGGAAAGAGGAGCAACAACAATGAATAACAAGCAAAAATATATACAGCTCATTCATATCGCCAAACAACAACTCAACATGGATGAATACAGCTACAGAAGTATGCTAGAACGCCTAACCGCCAAAAATAGTACGGCAAAAATGACTGTTGTGGAATTGTTGAAAGTATTACATGAGCTTGAGCAAAAGGGGTTTAAAGTGCGGTCAAAAAGGGGGTATAGTCCGAAAACAGAAAGTGCGGTGGTTAAAAGTAATATTACTAATAAGATCCGTGCGGTTTGGATTGCTATGGGGCAAGATAATGTGATTGAGGATAGTAGTGAGAGAGCATTAAATGCCTATATGCATAAAATCATCAACAAAAACCGCAATATATTGATGCTAAATGTACAAAGCCTTGAGCAATATGAGGCGAGTCGTTTGCTTGAAATCTTGAAAAGCTGGCACAAACGAGTGTTAATCGAACGCATTGAAAGCAAAACAGGGGAAAAAATGCCACAAAAAATAGGCTATGATAATGTAATTGAGTACTATAAAGAATTGTTATAAAAACTTTTTTTAGTCATTAAAATCGCTGTTTTTTACAATTAAATCAATATATTAGACCGATTTTTTAAAACCTCTCACAAAAATTTTTTACCCTTCTTAAACTCTACTCTCTATAATCCTCTTATTTTATGTGCTGAATAAGGGGATTATATGTATCAACAAAATGATTTATTTGCAGATGATCATTCTATTATTGGTCAGCTATTCGATAATCTAGATAAAATCCCAGATGATGAAATTTTGCATAAATGGCCCCGTACATTGACAGAGATTATTGACGTGATGCAAGCAGAGTTAGAACGACAAGGCTTTGCAGAAACTGATGCAAAAAAGACTTCTTGTAAGTTGGTGGGGGTTATGGCACATTATTTTGGTGGTCAGTCATTTTATTTGCCCTCAGGTAATATCCTTAAAGATGCATTACGAAATGTGATGATCTTCAAAGATTTTAAAGGGAATAATGTCCCTGAGTTAATTCGCAAGTATAATCTGTCAGAGTCGCATATTTATGCTATTATCCGTGAACAGATGGCGTTGCAACGCAAACGGCATCAGCCTGAGTTAAATTTTTAATTTGGAGGAAATTGAATGAAATTTTTCAAATGTGTCTCGTTTTTGGCTTTTATGGCATTATCTTTGAATTCGGTAGCTGCAGTTGATGGAGTTAAACCTTACAAATTTGGAATGGATGTCCAAACAGTAAAGTAGCAGAAAAAATGTGTATTACAAAAAGATAGCGATGGAGATTATTACTGTGATGATTACCCATTAGGCAAAATTAAAACGGAGGCATACTTTTACTTTGTCGCTGAAAAATTAGAGCGTGTCGCAATCAATATCCCTGTCGATGCAGTTGATGGCATTACCAAAGTGCTTTCTGAGAAATATCCTTTATCTTCTGAATTACCAGATGAGGTATATAAGCCACAACCAAATAAAATATATGATATGGGGTTTGAAGAAGATACCATTTTATTGCGTTTTAGTTATGAAAATGACATGGAAGAAAGTGTTTGGCTGATTTATACCACACCTGATTTTAATGAAAAGCTAAGCAAGCAGCAGGCTAATGATGTAAAAGATGAGTTGTGATAAAAACAGGTTTGATCCATCACAAACTCAATAATATCCAGTATTAATTAAACTCCCTGATAGAGATAAATATCAGGGAGTTTTTTTATGTCTTTACCTATCCTAAAAATCGTAATCCATTGCTCTGCAACTCGCAATGGCAGAAGCCTTGCCAGTAAAGATAAAACCGCTGCTCAAGTTATTGATGGTTGGCATAAAAACCGAGGTTACAGCCGCATTGGTTATCACTTTGTGATTGATACTGACGGCACGGTGGAAACAGGTCGCAAAGTGGGTGAAATTGGGGCGCACGTTAAGGGGCATAACCGTAATTCGGTGGGAATTTGCTTGGTGGGTGGCATCACTGAAACGGGTAAAAATCATGGAGAATATACCGAAGCACAGTGGCACGCTTTGCACAATTTACTGCGTCAATTAGAAAGCCAACACCCCAAAGCCAAAATTTGTGGACATCGGGATTTATCGCCCGATTTAAACGGCGATGGCACTGTTACCCCGAATGAATGGCTAAAAGCCTGCCCTTGTTTTGATGTGTGGGCATGGTTGGATTCGGGTGAGATTGTGAATATTGAGCATTTGTTTAAGGAGTAAAAATGGAAAAATTATCAATGATTGAACTTGTTGCTACTTCATTGTTTATTGGAGCTAGTGTCGGTGCTTTTAGATTTTCTGAAAAAATTGGTGAGGCTTTAGGGGATTATTGTGTGAAGCGCTATCTTTTTTGGAAGCAAAAACGAATGGGGAAAAAGTAATGAAGGTTGCGGAATTAGTGACAAATAGCGATGGTCGCCTTTCAACCACCGCTTTTATCCAGTTTTTCGGAGCGTTGTTAATGGCGTTTATTTTAGGTTATTGCGTTTATTTAGACCGCTCTTACACCCCAGAATTATTTATGACCTTTGCTATTTTTTGTGGTGGCGGTGTGGCAACCAAAGGCTTTGCTAATGCCATGCGAGGCAATCGCTATGAATACCATACCAAGAGGGAGTTAAATGATGATCAATAGTTTACAAGCAGGCGTTGCTATTATGCTGATTATTGCAGTTTTGTTAGTAGTTGTGCGTTTTCAGCAACGCAAAATCCAACAACAAGAACAGCAAATTGAACAAGAGAAAGCAGATAAAGCACGTTTATCCATGGAGTTAAAAAATGCAAAAACCAAACAAAAAGTTGAAGAAAGTCACCGCACTTTGTCTGCTAGTGATGTTGATGAGCGCTTGCAGTCAGCCAATTATTTCCGCAACGAGTGAGTGTCCAGCCTTTGGTTTGATTTATCCAAGCCGTAAGGACACGGAAGAAACGAAACGGCAAGTGCTAAATCATAATGTAATTTATGAGAAAGTCTGTAGCGACAGGGATAAGAAGGAAAAATGAGTGATATTGCAGATATTACACAAGAGCGTAAAGAGCGAATGATGACGGATTTTTTATCAAAATTTAGGCCTCAAACTTCAGCTGCAATCATCGGCAAAGATTGTATTGATTGTGGAATTGAAATCCCACTTGCTCGTATTAAGGCTGTGCCTTATTGCACTCGTTGCGTACATTGTCAGGAAATAGCAGAAAAATGATGGATATTTTAACGATTTTAAAAGCCCACTGGGACATTATTTTAACGTTGGCTGGGCTTTTAGCATCAGTTTTTTGGCTAAAAATGGACAGCCGATATGTAAAAAAGAGTGATTTTGCCACGCTACGGGAAGAATTTGGCAAAACCAATCATCGTGTGGATGAAATTGAGAATGAGCTATTGCATTTACCAAGTGCGAAAGATGTGACCGATTTACGCATTGCGGTGGTCGAGATGAAGGGCGAAACCCAAGCCTTGCGAACTGAAGTGAAAGGCTTGTCGCACCAAGTACAGTTATTGATTGAAAAGGAAGTAAGTAAAAAATGATGAAAGATATTTTTACCCAAGATCAACGACTTGTAATTTTACGCTCCCTTGCGGACGCTGGCTATGATGCCAACGAAAGTATTTTAGACGAATGTTTGGCGTTATATGGGCATAAAATCAGCCGAGATTTAGTGCGTAACCATCTAAATTGGCTTGAAGAACAAGGCTTGGTGCGTATTGAACGTTTAAGTGGTGGTTTTATGGTGGCAACCATTACCCAGCGTGGGCTTGATGTAGCGAATGGCGAAGCGGTTGTAGATGGCGTTAAACGCCCAAGACCAAAGATTTAAACGATTTTTAAACGAAATTTAAGGAGCGTTTAAATGACAGAAAAAACAACCCGAGGGCGTGCCAGTAAAGTGGATTTACTGCCACCGAACATCAAAACACAGCTTGCAATGATGTTGCGTGATAAGCAATTTTCGCAAGCTGAAATTTTAGAAGAAATTAACGATTTAATCCGAGATTGTGGCTTACCTGATACAGCCTTATTAAGCAAAACAGGCTTAAACCGTTACGCATCACGAATGGAAAAAATGGGGGCAAAAATCCGACAGGCTCGGGAAATGGCAGAAGTTTGGACAAGACAATTCGGGGAAATGCCTCAAACGGATATTGGCAAAACCTTGATTGAATTTGTTAAGCAGATTGCTTTTGACACGACAATGAAATTGGGTGAGGACGAAAATGGCGTTGACCCCAAAGTGCTTGCCCAGCTTACAGTCGCAGTACAACGCCTAGAACAAGCAGAAAGCCTAAGCTATAAGCGTGAACAGGCTATCCGCAAAGAGGTGGCACAGCTTGCCGCAGAAACCGCAGAAAAAGCGGTGGTGCAAGCAGGGCTATCAAAAGAAACCGTAGATAGCATTAAGGCACAAATTTTAGGAATTGCCTAATGAATGCAACATTACCTGATTTTATCCCCTTTGACCCAAATGAGTTGTTGCTAGGCTATCAAAAACGTTGGATTG